TCACTCGCCTTTTTCTGCCCCGATCTGCTTGTTATAATTGGCGGTACTGATACCCAGCAGCACGCCCAGGAAGGTGTCCACAGCAGTAATCGTACCAACAATCTGCTCACCATACGGCAGGCCCCAGATCTGGGATACCGCAAAATACAGCGTTGCCAGAGCCGGCAGTAGATACTGTGCGATCCACTTGCAAATATCATAAGTCTTGTTACTCATTTTACATCAAACCTCCTCTTTATTCAATGGGTGTTCGTGCATTGGCAGCCGCTCTACTTCTGCCATAGCCTTTGTCCCTGTGCCGTTGCCATTACTATCGTGATAAGGCACATACAGATAATCATGGAAATTCTCATACTCGTCCTGAGTGATGTACCCGCGCGAAGTATATAGCGCCGCAAGTGACATAATCCTATCATGTGCAAGGCCCAAGAGCAGCTTCGTCTTGGCATCTTTCTTTTCACGCCGAGCTTGGAGATAACTCCAGAACCCGCCGGAGGCCACGACGCTGCACACGACGGTGATGAGCAATTTGGCCCACTCGTCCATCTTAAACACCTCCCTTACGCGATTAAACGATCCAGCTCGTAAGGTATAAACATCCAGGCATCCTCTCCCATAACTTCATACGCGATACTGAATATCCGCATCCCGTAATCCGCTATGAAATTGCACACCCATTCTTCAGCTTCCATCCAATACTGTCGTTTAACAGCTTTGTGAATATCAGGCAAAAGCCCGTAAGAAAACAAAGCAGCATGACCAAGCTCATGGATCAGCACCGTCTCCAGTTCTTGCCCACTCAAAACGTCGGAAATATAAATCCTCATTACGGTAGGGTCCGTAGTGGCAAGTGTGCTGGCTCCGGTCCTATCCACGAGCTTGGCGCTGCCTGGGTTTACGAAAGCTATATGCCACAAATATCCATTCATGACAAAGCTCTTCATAACCGTAAATCTTTAACGACCTTTAGACGGTCAACTCTCCAACAAGCGCTGTCAAGTCGGCTTTCATCCGCTTCTTCAGCTCAGGATCGGAGGACGACCAGATAGTCCGAATCGATTCAAGCGTATTCGCAATGTGCTCCCTCGCATGTCGATTCATCTCCTCTTTGTCCTCACTCTTGTTGGAATCATGGTAATGGCGTCTCGAAACATCCCACTCACGGTAAGCGGTTCCGAACTTCTCATTTTTATCATCCATCATTTTACGGTTAGGCGTGTACCCCATGCGATAGCGGCGAGGATCAAACTGGTCAGTATCGGCCATGTGATCCATCTCCCACCACTCGGGCATCTCCATACCGTCACGGTCGTCCATATAACGGTCCAGTCCGCGAACATAGCCATAGCGGCCACGGGACTTACCTTCTTCCATCGCCTTCTCCACAGTCCGATAATAGTGGGCTTTCGCCTCGTAATAATCAGTCTGGGCAAAGTCTTTGATCATGTCTACAACCTCACCGGCTTCTTCTGCATCGACATTGCCGACACCGCCGGACAGCTGGGTCTTGAGAGCATCGATCAGTTTGCACTTCATATCGCAAAGATGGCTATTATTTAAAACCCGTACCAAAGTAATCAGCCGGTTTAAATGCCAGCGCTCAAACTCGACCGGGATACCCAAATCCACCATCCAGGAATAGATCACTTCGTTAGTAATAACTTTTTTCTTTCCTGTTCGCTTCTCATCCGCAAACCAGGTGGCTGTCATCGGGTTCTCGATATACGCATCGATCTCCGCCAGCTGTTTATTGGTGATCCCATAATAAGCCATAGGGTTTACAGCCTTGTTCACCGTCATACAGCGGATATAATCGATCTGCTGCTCTTTGGTATGAGCCTCGTCACTTAAAAAGACTTTGTGCCATTTTGATTCCCACTTAGAAAGGGAGATAAGGGAATGCTCAAGCACAAGTTTCTGCTCCGGTACCGTAATAAACTGGTTATTCGCCTCGTCGTAATACTCTCTCGGGGCTACCGTAATCTCAAGCATTCCTTATCTCTCCTTATGCCTTATGCTTTAGGCAAAACCGTTACATTTCCTGCCGGAACAACTTCGTTCTGGTCCAGATCCTTCGGCATGACCTGCTGGATGAATTTTACAGCATACTCGCTGTTGCCAAGCAACTCCATATAAAGCTCACTGTAAGCTTCCGTCTGGCTAAAAGCCTCACTCAGCTCAGGGCTCTTAATAAAGCGCTTGCCGTCATCGCTCTTCACGCCGTAACTCTTCAGGATCAGTTCCTTAAAATATTTGGCCAGGCGTACCATGTCTTTCTCGTCAATGATCTTCTGCATCAGCTTGCTGAAGGTGCCAACTGTAGTCAGTTCCATGTCCATCAGTTCAGCCTTGGTCAGATTAAAACGGAATTCCTCGGTACGCTCCAGGCCGTCGTAATCGGTATAGGTAATGGTTTTCTTAAGCATGGTCATTTTCTCCTTTCAAAGAACGTAGTTATGCGCCGACTTCGCCCAGCAGAGTCAGAACCTCGGCAGGAAGCGGCAGTTCAGGCTGGTCGCTTTCGCCGCCGTACAGCTTGGCCTCCAACTGAGACAGTTTGCTCTTGTCCGCAGTGCGGCTGTCGATCACGATGTGTGCAGTCGGCTTATGGCCGGCAACGGCAACCGGGTTGGTGGTGTAATCCCAGCTCATAGTCGCAGCGTCAGGGCTGTCATTGATGGTCTCATGGCTCATCTCCGAAGGGGAAGCAGTGGCACCATAAACCAGATGCAGCTTATAGCCAGCTTCATCGCTGACATCATTGCCGATCTTGGTGCGGTAAGACAGGCCAAACATCTTGCGGCTCTGCTGGCTGGCATAAGCGCCCTTGGCGATCTGCACACGGCCGTCACACTCATTCCACTCATCAGGATAAGTGTAAGCCTCGATGGTGCCGCCATGGTCCTCGGCTGAACGCATGGAACCATACTTGATGTTGTCGGCGTACAGGGCGGTCTCCTCTGCGCCGGAGGGGCTCTCGGAGACAGAGGTCAGGCCATTCCAGGCCACACCGGGGGTATATTTGCTAGAGGTGGTGTTATACGGGTACAGAACACCGTGGTCAACGCCAGTTTCGTAAAAGCGCTTGCCGGTATCATCCCATGTAATAGCTGCCATTTTGATTGTCCTCCTTTAGTAATAAAGGTTTAATACATAGTGGTTTAGGTTGTCTGCCGGGTAAAAACGGTCAAACAAACAAAGCGGCCACTGTGCGATAAGTTCCGGAATCTTCGTATCCGGGTTCTTATCGATCACAGTGACCTGATAGCGTTTTGTCCATCGGTACGGGGCATTGTCCGCAAATTTGGTATCGGCTGTACTACACTCGTAAAGAATACAGGGGTACTTCAACTGGGTATTCACCGTAGGCTGAAAATACACCCTGCAATCCTTTCCGGTTTCCGGGCAGCCCAAAACCTCACACAAATCATGGTGGAGCTCAAGTCTTGTCCCCATTGTAAAGACCTCCTAATGTCAAGATCAGTCGTGGATACTGTACCTCGACCTCGTTGATCTTCCACTTTGCCCCATTAAATTCGGCATAACGCATCGCAAAGTAATTCTCACGGGCATACGGGTCAGATATAATGCTCAGCTGACTGCTGATGATGAGATCGTCGTTCAGGTTCTCTGTACCCTGGAGTCTCCGTGTATTCCGGATAAAATCGCCATAATAAGGCCGAACTGTAATCTCCTCGGTATGTACACCGGGCGCGGTCTCAGTCAGCTTACAGTATCCAATGTTTCCGTAAAACTTAGCCATGAGAATCTCCTTTTAGGTTAGTAAAGGCTAACCTACGATCAACCGCCAATCGTGGTGGTCTCCTTGGTCTCGAAGACGATAGCGGACTTCGGAACAGTCAGCGCACCGGAGCAGCGGGTCTCGATCAGGTACTTCATCTGGTTGTAGTCGATGTCAAAGTCATCGAACATGGACACTGCACCACCCTTGTCAGCGCCGACAGTGTAGTCGACCAGGTTGACCATAATGGCCTTCAGGGTAAAGGTATCCTTCTTGTTGCTTGCGGTGTTCTCACGGGTCAGATTGCCGTCAAACTGGGGAACAGTAACGATCTTGGAAACGCGCATAGCAGTGGCCAGCTCATCGACGCTCTTGTAGATACGAATGCCGTTCTTGTCTTTCAGCAGCAGCATCTCGGCCAGAACATCCTCACTGGTAAACAGGGTCGGATTGCCGGAACCCTTATACTCCTTGCGGGCGCGGATGGTATCATCGATCAGATTGCTGGCGGTTTCAGCCTCGGTAGTACCCTTGGTGATCTCGCGCTTGACAGAGTACATTGCATCATCCGTCCAGATCGGGCGAATATGGGTTTCCTGGATCTTGTCATCGGAATCAGACTGACGGCCGTCACCAATCAGGAAGGAACGAGCCAATTCCTCGTCCAGCTTGCCGCGCATCTCACCCTTGACCCAAGCAACAACATCGAAATCCGTAATATCGATCACATCATCGCGGTCGAACTTCTGCTTCTTGTAAACGGTCTGGGGATCAGTGGTACGCTTCAGCAGGGTAAAGACCTCTTCGATCTTCTTCTTGCCCTTGGTGTAGCCTCGTGCACGAGCCTCATCAGCGGTGATATCAGCAAAGCTGGTCTTAATGCGGCTGAAAGGAACATGCTTGACGCCGTTCATCACAACACTGACCCAGCTCTGATCACGATCGATAAACTTCGGGGGAGTATTCAGCTCCTTGTAGTTCGGGAACAGCTGATCGATCTGCTTGATGCCGTAATCACCCTCGGAATGCTCCAGATAATCCTCGGTAGCCTCCTTCAAAGTCAGGCGGCCCTTCTTGGCGTCATTGATGATGGTAGTCATAGCGTCATGGGACAGAACATCCTCAGTACGCTCGGTCTCTTTGTCGAAAATATTATGCTTCACTTCAGTTTCCTCCTCAGTGTCTTCGGTTTTCTTGCCTTTATTCAGAGCCATGCCAACCATGTAATCCACAACCTGCTTCTGTTTGTCAGACATGGAATCGTACACGTCTTTCACGGTCTCCTCATTTTCGGTTTTCTTAGTTTCTTCGGCCATCTCAGGCTCCTCCTTTTTGTCGTCGGAATGTTCAAGGGTGTCGTCGAACTCACCGGAATCGTATTCCATATCACCGGCATTGTTATAGATAACGCCCTCATCAACACTGGCCTCGCCATGGGCAAGCACTTCATCGATATGGGCCTCGGGGTTAGCACCGGCCAGCACCAGGCTCAATTCTCGGATAATGCCATGAGCCACATTTCCTCGGCTTTTATCGCCGGCGTATTGCAGTCCATTCGCCCAAATGGAAAAGGACGTAATGTCACGGTTCTTCACAAGAGCCTTCGCATTACGTCCCTGGTCAGTGTCATTAAAGGTCACATAAGCCCTCATGCCCTCGGGCTCAGCCTTCAAAAGGGCATGACCCAGAACATTCTTGGCATCGTTATGCTGGTGGTTCCATACAAGTGGCACTTCCTGGCCGTCCTGCTCTCGGAATGCACCTGGCATAATCGTTCTACCGTCGCCGCAAAGCACACCAAACTTGGTGGCCCAGCCACGGCAATCATAATTACGCTTAGCCATTTTGATTCTCCTCCTTTGGAGCGATCGGTTTGCTGTTTGCAAGCTCTTCCTTACTCTGACTGATGTTGGGGTTCGTCAGTTCATCCGACTTCGGGTCCTCATTTGGGCGATAGCCAACGATCTGGCGCAGTTCATTCGAACTCAGGATCTCATTCCGGCGGAACTTATCAGCCACGTCAGCCAACTGTGCAACCGGCACCAGCTTAAACGGATCGTTAAAGAACACGATCGACTGATGCTGGCTCCTGGCCGTCTTAGTCAGGAACTTTCGCCGCATCTCCAACACGATAGCGGATACGATCGGTTCAATCGTCCGGTTATAGTAGTTCAGCATCGTCTTATCGTCAGCCGTTCCATCCATAACCGCCTGGGTAATACCCAACTGGCTCCAAAGCAGATTCTGCAAATACTCGATCTGCTTCATCAGGTTGTTATCAAGGCTTCGGTTCAGCTGAGTAATGCGCTCGGTGCCATCAATGTAAGCAATGCCGTATTTGGACCCTGCCAGCTGATCTTCCACAAGCTTTCGCCGTTCTTCAGCCTGTTTCCTTCGGGCCTCTGTCTTGATGACATAAGGCAGCTGGATAATCAGATCAAGCTTACCGGAGCTGGTCTGCTCGTCCACAACATCCAAAAGGGCCAACTTACGGATCAGGCGCTGCATCGTCGAGTTAGGCTCATTCATTACCGCAAACAGCGGATTCTCCACAATGCCAACAATGCTTTTGGGCAGAGTAACTTCTTCCTGCCGCCCGGTCTGGTCATTGTAAAGCCGAATCCGTACCCGATCGGGATACCATTCGATCACCTTGCCAACCCGCAAGCTCTGGATGTCATATCCATTGGTCATAAGCGGGCTGGAGGTAGTATCCACTGGAACAATCGCGATGCAGCCCTCGTCCATCAGGCTCATAACCATGTCCTGGATAAACGCACGGCCTGTCTGGTCAATGTTCGCTTCCACATTCAGGCAGTTGTTTAGCCCGCTGTCGATTTCTTTCAGGAAACGGTCATCCTTGTCCATCCGGGCATGAACCATTTTGATTGCAGCGCAGTCGATACCGATTCGGTTGATAACCGAGGTCACGATCGTTCGCTCATTGCCTCTCGTAAACCGTACACGGTCAGGACGGTAGCCATAACTAACCTCACCGCCGCGATAAACCGGAGGGTCTCGAATCAAGAACGCATTCCAGGCGCGTTTCACCCTGGAGCCAAAAGAGTAATTTTCTTCCATGGTTTAACCTCACAGATACCGGTTCACAAAGGCACATCCGGCGGCTCTTACAATCTGGGAATCGTCTTTCCGATTTTTCTTTTTCCGCTCTTCCCCGGAGTTAATCACAACATAATTCCACATAGTTCTCCCCTCCAGAAATATCAGCGTTTATTCTTTACAATAACATCGGCAGCAGCATCGCTGTCCATGGTATAACCAATCTGTTCATTAGCATGTTCATCAACAAGCCGCTTGGCATATTTGGCACCTTTACTTACAATCGTTCCGTAGGCTAAACTACCAACTGCTCCAGTAGCTGCAGCAATACCCAATGGAACATTCGCCACATTGCCCGCAGCAATAAACGCCGCTCCGGCAGCAATTGTGCCTGCAATGGCAAGCGTTTCTTTAACATCTGCTTCTGCTGTAATTTTTTGTTTCTTATAGTTGGCTTCGCTCTGGATTCTCGATTTGGCAATGTTTTTACCGCCATAAAACTTGATTCGGTCCGCTGCTTCCTTGCGATTGCGTTCGACGTCCTCTTTATTCCATTCTTCCTTGTCCATTAAAGCTCTTTTACGGCCAAGGGTGGTCAACCGGCCATTTTTATCCTGGAATCGCCGCACACCCCATTTCATACCCAGAATGCCGTGATGAGCCAGGTAATCTTCTTCTCCAGCATATTGGTATTCCCACATAATTCTCACCTCAATCAAACTGTTCGCGGTTGATCTTATATGCCACATAAGCATCCATCATGGCTGCTACAGCATCGATCTTTTCCTCGTAGCGTTTCTTAAATAGTTTTCGGTTGCCGTTGGTATCTTCCAACGTAATGCAGTTACCCATGGCAAAGGTCATAAGCTCCTCATCAAACAACAGCATCCTCTCCCCTGCAAGCTTCTTCAGCTCACCCAATGGTACGGATTCCGTCTTAGCGCCCTGGATAACCTTCTCGATGCCAAAAGGCCCGTTCTCGTTTTCCCATCGGGCCACGAACTCTTTCGCATTATAGGGGTCAAAGCCAAAAGCCCGAACATCGTATTCGTACTGAGCAATGTGAGCATCCAAGTCATCATAGACCTGCATCATATCCAAAACAGTGCCGTCCATAACAACAAGACTGCCTTCGGCCATAAACCGGTCATACAGCTGCCGCATAGCCGCCGGGAGCTTCATCAATGTCAACGAGGTTATGTAGTTCCTCGTCTTAACACCAAAGCACCCGTTGGAAAGCGGGAACAAGAAGGTAAATGCGCAGAAGTCGTCGCCCTGGCTAAGGTCTGCCCCCAAAGCACACGGCATCTTCCAGTATTCCCTGTGCCGGTGAGGCAGCGTTTCCTCGTAGGTAAAGTAGTAGGTATAACCCTCCATGGGTAAACCGAATCTCTTTGCCAAAGTATCATTGCGAACCGCCGGGTTCTGTTCAGCACGTTCTACTTCCAATTGATAAGTCTCGTAGGTAACGGTCTTACCAAGGTTCGGGTTTGCCTTCAGCCAGGTATTGGGGTCTCCTACCTCGTCTACCGAGTCCAGCTTGTACCACCAAATCGAAACATGCGGGTTGACATAATCACCTTTCAGGATCTTCATAAGCTCCATTTTGATTGTGTCACCGCTGCCGTTTCGTACAGTACCCTCAGAGCTCGTAGCAATGATAAGATAGTCGTTGTTGTAGGCTCCACCCTGCTCCTTACTGGCCGACTGCTCAATAGCACCAATTGGATCTTCCCGGATGTCACCGGAAAGCCATTCGTCCACGGTCGCACACTTAACACGCAAGCCCTGGAGTTTGTCGATTACCATAGGTCGGATCTCCAAAAGAGACCCAGTCAGGAAATCTTCGATGCCCTTCTTGGTCGGCGTCAGCTTTACACGATTCATTCGGGAACCGGTCGTATTCTGCAAAGAGCCTTCGGTCAAAAACTTGAACAAAGGCCCTCTGGATCTGGTAATAGCTGTCCGGATCGGCGAAAGTGTTTCATCCGCCTGGCGCATAGTCGGGGCCGTAGCAATCTGCAAAGTGGTTGAAGTATCCACAGTCAGGAAGTAAGCCTGCATACAAGAAGCATATAAAGATTTAGCAGCACCTCGTCCAACGATAAGGTACTGCTTGGTGATCAATCGCTTCTTAATTCTCTTGTTTACAAAGTGACCGCCATGTCCATCTTCATTCGGCTCGTACACACTTCGCTCAATAAAGTAGTACCAGCCAAACACCTGTTCGCCCCATAGCTTAAAGGTATCCAGCAGATGCAAATCAGAACCGTCAGTCAAGACTAACTCGTTCTCGCAAAAAGAGATCCAGCCTTCAACTTTTTTATCATCGTAATATATGCCCGGATTAGCAATCAGATCATCGATCCGGTGCATCTCCAGCTCTACTTCCCGGCTGATAGGTATTTCGCCCCGGATTACGGCCTCCCGAAACTGGCCGTAGTATCTCGGTACGGCAGTATTCGAGAGTGCCATAATGTCTCCTTATTTCTTCTTACTCTGCTCATCCATCAGCTTCATCAGCTTGTCGATATTGGTATACAGTTTTGTACCACTATCTAGAACCTTGTTAGCCGTGTCAGTTGCAGCAAGGGCTTTGTCAATAAATTCTTTTCCCTTGTTCTTCTCTTTCGGGATAAGGTCTTTGATCTTCTTCTCAACAGCCAAACGGCTGTAAATCTCTGTCAGTTCCTTATCGTCAAAGAGCCCAGCATTGTCGTACACTTTTTTTGCATTTCTGGATTTCCGGATTCGCTCTTTCTTTTGCTCAATGCTTTCATTGGCCGAAGTATCATCTTCCCCATCACCATACCTCTTCCGGCCAGCCGGGGTCAAAGTGCCATCTTTGTTCTGGTATCGTCTGACTCCCCACTTCATGCCGAGAATGCCATGATGATACAATTCATCATAGTCTCTATAGCACCACATTTTGATTCCTCCTCGTCAGCTGCAATCACAGGTCTCTGCTGCCACATTCAACCGCCACTCAAACTCAGAGACCAGCTTCTCCATCGAGGCAATAGCTGCGCTGCTGGTAGGTGGATCAAAGAGCAGCCGTACTTTCATGTACATGTAGGTCTTCACATCGTTCATCCTCGGGTCATCAGGGATAAACATGTCCCATGTCTCCGATGCATCATTGATAGAAAACCCGTTCTTTGGCCCTACCCCCAGCTGGGTAAGGATCGAAAAGACGGAATTGATGTCTACAATGATGTCGGTATCAAACACGTCATAATCCTCGGCGATTCCCAGCTTCTTCTTGATGGTGTTTAGGATACTTTCCATACTCAACCTCGTTTCCAGGGGCATGTATCATTCGGTGCCCTCGTAACGGGGCCTCTCGGTAAAAGATCCGCGTCCCCATAATGTATAGCATTGTGTGTCCGTGTAATCGTGGTGATCAGATACTCAGGATTCAAAAGCAGATCGCTTCGCTTCAGGATATCCTCTTTGGAGATAGGGTTCATGTGGTGGATCAGAATTTTTGGCCGAACATACTTACCATTCTTCCAAAATCCATTGATCTCATGCCCTTCCATTCCAAGATCACATCCGCCATCCCGTACAATCACGCGGTCTCGCAGTTGTTTCCACTCTTCGCTCTGGTAAAATATCTGGTTCAAGTAACGGTCAAACCCAAATGTGTCCGCTCCGACTTCACCATCGAGCCTAAGGTACTCATAGCGTTCCTCAAAGGTAGAATATCCGCATAGCTCTGTGTATGTCCTAAGCATCTTCTTCTCCCTGGCCGCTATACCGTCTCATAGACTTAATAGCTTCCTCGTACATCTCACCCATCTGGGCTGCAGCAGCAAGATTATTCTTCTTGGCTTCCATCAACTCGATCTGCTTCTCAAGTGCTTCCTTCTCGAGCCGTGCTTTCTGGGAGCCAAGTTTTAAAAAGTGGGTAAGCTCCTGGCTGGAAGCTGTTCCTTCAAGGATTCGCTTCTCCGCAAGATCCATAGCCAGCTCAATCAGCTGGTTTTCCCGTGCTTCCGGCGTCAGAGCCGGTCTAATCGTCCTTTTCGAGCCAGATTCATTGGTAGTCTTTGCTCTTCTCAACTGTTTCCGACTCCTTTCTTGTCAGATTCTCCGGCTTTTTGTAGTGGTATGTAGGGGTGTAGATAACCCCAGAAAGGAGAAATAAAGGAGGTTTTGACTCTAAGACAGTCATAGAAACCTACATACCACTACAAAAAGCCGGAGGAAATATAAAAGGGTCCACAAGCCAGTTTAAAGCTGTTTTCCCAAATTCTTCCCCCGGAGAAATATCAAGGAGGGCCGCGATGTAGGGAGGGGGTGTTAAAAACACGACCCCCTCCCTATGGTTAAACAATGTCTATAGTGCGGTTAAGCTGTTTGATTTACTACATTTTCTCTCTTCACATCAACAAAATCTGTTTTCTCGCCATCAAAACGAAGTTTACAATAAACATTCATAAAGTCAGCAGAAATGATTTCATCAATTGCTTGCTCAATAGCAGCATTTTCTTCTTTCTCATCAAAAGAATCAGAATCAGCTGCAACACGAGCAAGATATGCACACGAATTGTACCCTTTTTCCGTGTCCCACAAGAACCACTTGGAGAAGTCCTGGAACGGATTGTATGGGTTATCGTAAGTAGTCAACATGTACTGAACCATAAGACTTCACCTCCTTAAGCGTTCAAGTATTTACTCACAGTAGAAGCAGAAATGCCGAGGCTTTCGGCAATCTGTGCGTTTGTATAACCAGAAGCAGCACGAGCTTTAATCAATGCAATCTTGCCATTGCTAAGTTCGTTGTTCGCTCTAGGCGTTGCGCGTTGCCGCAAGTTATCGATGTCAGCGCTATCCAAAATCTGGGACAGCACATTGTCCGAAATAGCACCTGCCTGAATGGCTTCCCATTCCTTATCACTAATGGTAATGGGATGGCGCTTAGCCCCCACCTGTTGGCGGGCGGCAACTATAGCTTGCTGGGATACCTTCTTGAGCATCTTCTTATCATTGGCAAGGTCAGGATCGGCCTCGATCTTCTCCTTGATACGGGCGTTAGCGAGGACCTGTGCCTGACGTTCACGGGGCTTATTCGAGTTGGCAAGGGCCAGGGCAGACTGGAGCCGGGTAACTTCCGGCTCGTAAGCCTTCTTGGCCTCAGGGATGTACTTCAGGGTGCCGGTGGCTTTCATCTCTTTACGAGCTTCATTTGCCAAAGACTTCAGCTTATTCGCATATTCGGCATAAGCAAGCTCGGCCTTGGTACGGCGGTAGGATACCAGGGTATAGGCATCATCGGTCTCAGCCATCTTGGTAGACTGCTGCGTGCGCATCTTCTGTTTGGTGATGACCTCGCCAGTCTTCTTATTTACACGGCTGGTCTCGTAGTAGAGATCATCCGCTGTCTTGTAGGTTTTCTTACCGGTTTCAGGATCGATCACGCCGCTGCCCTGACGCTTAGGAACAGAGATCTCACTCTTTGCCCTCGTGATCAGAGTAGCACTACCCTCATGATACTGACCATTCTCATCGAAATGCCCCTGATACTTGCGCTTCAATTCGGCAATGCCATTATCAGATTCGCTGCGCTTGTAATCAAGGTCATGCTTTTTGGCATCAATAACCACCATGGAATGCCGAACTGCACGAGCAAGCTCCTCAGTGCTGGCACCTGCAAGAGTCATATCCATGATTAGATTAGACACAACACCCATCTGTTTCTGAGTATTGGCATCAGTCATTCGCTTGGTTTTGGTATCGCCTGCAGGGATCTTATACTCAACCTTAGGATCAAAGCCTTTAAGCCCCTCCAATTCGGGCTGGGATGCGATCTTATAGCCTTTGCCAAACGGAATGACCATGACCGTATCACCATCAAAGTCAGCGCCGGACAAGCGTTCGGCAACTTTAGAGTTGATACCAACTGCATCCTTCGGGTTTGTACCAATGACACGTTTGCCCTCGGTGTTCTTGGTATTGACCTTCAAAATAGGGATTTCAAACAGACCGCCATGAGGGTACCGAATCAGTGCAACGGTTTCTCCGTCATTAAAGTTTGGAGCATAGATCTCATTTTCACTAATGGAATTAAGCGGTAAAATCACCTGATACTTCTGCCTCGGCAAGGCCGCTGCCTGTAACGTAACTGCATTCTTGTCGCATCCGTCAGCAAAATCCTCGAGTAATTTGCGCTTAACAGTGGGGTTGGTAAGAGACCTGATGTCATCGAACTCTGCCTGCTTATCCTCAATAGCGATCTTAAGCTGGCGATTGATCAAAGCAATCGGCTGCTTGGCCAGGAACTGGGAGGGAAGCTTATCGGCCCATTCGCCCCAATCGCCCTCTTCGGCACGCTTGTTGATGAGACTCAGATGTTCTTTGCCTTTATCATCAAGGTAATAGCTCTGACCGCCCTTCTCCTTGATGAGAGAACCAAACGGATTATCCCGATCAACATTGCCGTCCTTATCGCGCTTGACTTTCTTCAGAACGTCCATCATCGGAACATCCTTGGTTTTATTTGTATTGAACCGAACGTCCACTCCGTCAGGCAAATCATCCGCATAAACGGCCATGCCCTTCAGGTAATGGGTTCCGTCCACAAGGATGCGAACCTGCGCATACTTAGAGTCGCCCAAATCCAGATCCTTCACTCCGCGCCGAAGCTCAATAACGCCATCCTTCTGGAGGCCGCCGTCTTCAGCATAGTTGATTATCAAACGCTTAGAATCCATACTGGACGGGAACTCAAACGGTTTATGAAAAGTCTCACCGTCGTCATAGGAAATAGCATAGTCACCAACTGAATGAATCTTAGAGGCATCGTAGATCTCGCTGTACTGGGTACCGGGAGGCGTCAACACTTTCAAAGTTGTCTTCTGTGCAGGATTGGTAGCCTGCGGAATACGGCGATTATAGATGTTATACCCTTCCAATTCGAGCATATACAAAGCCTGATCGAGCTTCGTTCGTGATACACCGAGTTCCTGCTCAACGCCAAGACCCACTTCCAGGAAGCCCTTATCCTGTACCAGTTCGCGCAGCTTATCAGCCGTAGCCGTACTCTGCCGCATACGGGTCTCCGCATTCTCATTCAGCAAAGAACGTACCGAAGAATCATTATCAAAGCCCATAATTTCAGCAATTTCATTCAGACTCTTCCCTTCTTTGCGCAAGGATTTTGCCTGGTCCACCATCTGCATACGCTTCTGGCTTTTGGCATAGGAGAGCTGAACACGGAGTTTGGTGGTCGTAGTGCCCATCTTCTCCGCGATCTCTTTCTCTGTAAGTCCTTGGCCCGCATACTCATTGTACCGGCTCAGAAACGTATCTGTGCGCTGCTTCGGGTTCTCGCCGGACCCCCAGGGGTATCGACCAGAGCCACGGCCAGGAGCGCCATCCATGACACTGACACCATAGTGGATCATTACATCTTCGATCGGCGGTTTATCCTGGTACATAGCTCAACTCTCCATTTCTTTGACTTGTTCAATGACTTTATCGGCCTCGATGATCTTCTTGGTGATTGCCAGAATATCATTTGGGTCTGGCTTCTCCACGAGAATATCATCGCTCTGATAGATGCGAAGCTCTGTGTCAATATCAGACGGCTTGATACCATACTCAAGACAGAACAGCGCTGCATAGATCATCAGCTGTTCAATATGTGCCGGAACCTTGCCGGTCTTCAAATCATGGATACGCAGCAAATCACCGCGCAGGTCAATTGCATCGGCAGTGCCAAAGCAGTTCGGAGAGTAATATAAAACCTGCTCAGGTCTAAGCTTAAAACCAATCGCGTCATTGACATACATATTCAACGTTTTGTGAGACTTCGGAAGCCGCTGACCGAGATCGATGGATTCCGCTGCATACTCGTGCAGTCTGGTCCCCATCGCCACGGCAAGAAAGTTGCGGTAGGCTTCCGCAATCTTGTTGGGGTCGTAGTTCAGCCAGTGATACTTACTGGCACCCAGAAAGGCATGCTGCCCTCTAAGTTTCGAATGATCGTTGAAGTTCATTCAGAACATCCTCCTTGTTCTCAGGATAAACAAAACGAGCGAACGACATCTCTGCCATTCGCTCAACGTAGTAATCCTGATTTGGCTGGTGGTTCGCATTTTCCGCCTTTTTGCATTCAAGAGCTGCCCAGTGGTCTTTGTACAAAACCATCAAATCCGGGATGCCCTGAATATAATTGGCATCATTTTTCAGAACCATACAGCCAGGGAAGCGTTTCTTCAGATCATCAATGAGACCCTTCTGAAATTTGCTTTCTTTTGCCATAAGGCCTTCTCCTTTGCAAAACAAAAGACAATATGCCTTGAAAACTGCCAAAAACAGTTAAAAACGGGACATATTATCTCTCTCATAATACACCATGTTTTTTTCGCGAACCCAAGGCCAAAATCAGGGCAAAACAAAAGGCCCATGCATTTTAGCACAGGCCGTAGGGGAAAATATCAATATTCAGCAGTAATCATCAATCGTAAGTGGATGACTCCGTCGGATAGCTGCCAAACAGTTCTGCATCCTCGGCAGTAATACTGTAACCGCACTCAGGGCATTCAAACCATTCTCCGCCATCACGCTTCTCACACTGCACATGGCAATGCGGGCACCACTGTTCGCCGGTCGGCAGGAAGTCAGCCATGTGGACTTTGCTTACTTCCACTTTACCATCCGGCCCATCGAAGATATGGATCTCATTACAATGTTCTGTGTAGACATCTACTTCCGTAACTTCTGATTTCCGTTTCTTATTGAACAATCCCATTGCTTAACCTCCTTGTGTAGTTTCCTCGGACATTTTCAGTATAGTCAAAATATCAGTCCACCGCAACAAGGAAATTGTAAACTTTTTTACTTCACATAACGCAGATCCTCCACACTGCAGTTCATAGCCTTTGCCATTTTATCGATCTGGTAAAAACTCGGAAAATGCTTGCCGTAAAGATAATCCGAGATACGAGCCTGCTGGATACCAGTTTTTTCACTCAGTTCTTCTTGCGTTAAACCACTATGTTCAAGAGCTCGTCGAAGCAGCACTCCAAATATCCGTTTAAAGCTTTCCTTGTCCAAATCCTGATCGCTTTTCGGGATAGGGATCAGAACATTGTTTGTCAGGTTATAAAAATAATCATACTTGGAGTTGGTTTCAAGTAACAGCATCAAGTGAACATACTCTCTGGCGTGTACAACTTCACCTAACAAACCAGGAAAATATAAATACACCTGATGCATATACTCGTCCATCAAATTAGATTCTCGGCTCACTGGTCTATCTCCTTTCAAAACTTTTGTAGCACATGTAGCACAAATTTTTGAAAAAATTTTGGATTTTTAATTATATATTACTATTTATGCTATATTTAGCATAATTTCATATATATAAATAAAATAGGGTAATTTTTGCAATTTTTTTGTGCTACATTCGATTTTTGTGCTACAAAATGCTTGTTTTTATGCTAAATATGGCATAATTTGAGGTCTTTTCATGATTTCCTTATAAAATCGGTACCTTTTGCAGCCTCAAAAATTTTGTGCTACATTTTGCCCTATTTTTGTAGCACATTTTTATTTTTTGTGCTACACGCCATTTTTGTGCTACAAAAGGCCTCATTTTGTGCTACATTTTTCAGTCCGGATGCTTCATTTTTTCGACTTTGTAAGCCAATTCAATCGTGTCTCGAATCACTTCTGAAGTCGATTTTTTGTTCCAAAATGCCACTGTTTTCAGTTTCCGAAGGTCATCTTTTCCGATTCTCAGCGAGAGATGCACGTCCTTCGTGGCCTTATTCTTCCTGATTTCCACCTTCTTTCACCTCCTCAAACGGTGCTTCTTCCCCGGTCCAACCGCAGTCTTCACAGTAAAATTCGGTTGCTTTATCTCGGGAATCAAACATTGGAATACCCATAATATGCTCAGCCTTGAGTCTCCAATCCGTATGGGCATTAAGAATCCGCTTGCATTTCGGGCAGCGGAAGTAATCCTTTTGATTGGGATTTGCGTCCATATAGAGCTCAATATAGTGTTCGCTCTGTTGCTTATACCTTAACACAATTCCATGAATATCAGTAGCAACCCCGATCACGCCCTCAAAGTAAGGATCTGCGACTGCCTCTTTGCACGACGCATACTTCAAGTCAACAAGGCATTCAAGAACCATATCAAGATCCCGCTTATCAAACTTCAAATCAATCATACTCAGCCCTCCTTAGGCATACTCAAATCCGTCGTTTACCCAGCCACAAAACACGCATTTACGGCACAAGTACCATCCATGCTTTGTATTACCCTTGATTTCGGTTACGACTTTCTGTCCGCATACAGGACACCTACAGTCCGCCTCATCGACAATCTTCTTAACTTCCTCATCCAAAGGCATAAATATCATTCTCCTTTCACAGTATCGAAACAAATGACTGGCACATTGTAGGTACGTGGTACAAGAGACCAGCTCTGAATTTTTCTATCGAGAGTCGCCGCATCAATGCCCTTAATATTAGGCCATTCAACCGAATCCTCTTGAATACTTTCATATCGAATAAGTGATCCAGTTTCGTCATATACAGGAGATCGAATGTCAATAAAAGTTCCGCGATTGGCCCACTTCATAAATTCACCTACAGTCATTACTTTTCCTCCTTCCAAAAACCTTTGAGCCTCTGATGATACTCTTTGGCACAATCCGGGCACAGGGTTCTCCCCTCCCATATCCCCCAGCCTTCGAGTTTTTCAAATTTACCAAAAGGATCAATCCACCCTGACCGATCAATTGCACCGACATATCCGGCAAATCCAGTATTCCCACATCGGTCGCAAATATAAAGTTTTCCGATTTTAGTCATTCGAGTCTCCTTTCAAAAAATAAAGACCCCGTGTTTCCACAGAGTCTTTATTTCTTTACATAGTGATTATTTGCATAATTCTTTTCAGATGCGCAATACAGCCCGGATGTTCAAATGTCATCAAATAGTATTTAACAAAAGCGAGCTTTGATCCATGCATATCAAGCACCAAATCACGATTTTCCTCAACCACTTTTCGGCAAGTTAAACCGCATTTTACTGCTATTTTATAGCAACGATCAAGCCATTTCCTTTTTGTAGCCGTATTTGAATGACTAAAAATATCAGCCGTATGGTATATTACTTTTTGCATAATATAATCACCTCCATATGATGACATGATTATTTCGCGGTTTTTTGCTCCTCCCCAGTAATAATCTCGCTCATCGGCAGCCCTTTAATCCACTCGCAAAACGTCCGCCATTCATCAAGTTTATGCCCTTTTCGCTGATGGTAAATATTGGCAAGTACCTCATAATTGACAAGCAACGTCCGCTTCTGGTTATAGGAGCTCGGCAACAGCTGGATCATCTGCCACCAGTCTTCTTTATAGTCGGTATGCAAATATCCATACCGATGACAATTAAGCTCAGCGAGAATAGCTTTAAATGTAGGCAGTGTCCCAGGATAGAGGTGTTCAATAGAGAAATCCTCCAGCTCAAACTCCTTATCTGCAATCTTATGCATGGTGGAGCAGCTATTCCCAACAGTGCCAACCTTGTAGGTATCCATCTCCTTCCACCAGTACAGCGGCCCCGTAACGTCCATAGTCACGGTAATAAACCGACGATACTTCGCATGACTCGGCCCAGCCTTAGCGAGTTTCTTCATAAGTTTCTGATCATTAGGGCCAATTTCAAAACAGGAACCATCAGGATTACTTAGTACAATTGTTTTGTCATAGAGACCATCATCACAGAATCCAGGGTTCGTGTTATTATCTCTACAAAAATAGCACGCAACACTATCACTCTTATCCCAGCTGTTAAAAGAGTTCCGAGCCCCACGAATGGCCGCCTCCCAGCCATGAATATCAGTCTTTTCAATTTTCAGCATCGTCGTTCTCCTTATCGTAATCTTCAAAATCATAATGGTGAGGGTCGCAAGGAAGCTCTCCAATCTTTACCATAAGATCCATGAGAAATGCAATACCAATAAATACAATTATCCAGCCAACAGTCATTCTGTTTTCTCCTTGTCTTTCTCATCTTGAAACCCACACACCGGGCACTTGCAACCGGGGTAGATAGATGGACATATCACATACTTTCCGCATACTGGACATTCCCAATGGTCGGCATCATCAATCCAGTGAAGGCTCATCACTTTTCTCCTTTTTCTCATGCTCGTTCATACAGTGAAGCTCATGATTTTCATCATCGACAAACTGAATTGCCCCAGGATACACGAGCCTCATTCCGCTTTCAGTCTCAACTACCCCGCGAACACAAGAATACTGTCCTCCTCTATGCCCACCCATAGTAGCGGTAGGAGGCAAAGGTTCCATATACTGTCCCCAGCAATGGAAATATCCATACTCACCATTTACCTTGCAAAGCCGTCTCTCAGGCCTGATCGTGAAATTAGGTGTTGCCATTGTTTTTCTCCTTATCTTGAATCTTAGCCGTTTCCTCTGTTACATGGCAGGGGCATAATTTACCTAGACACTCATCATCTTTTCCCTTGAGGAATTCTTTTTTATAGAAATCAATAACCGCATTTGCGCAAGCAGAATCGACTTCTGTGAGTTTCTCTCCGGTGTAAAGCCAGGGGCATAGCTCTCTCATAAACTTGTCATAGTCTTGACTAATCTTTGCTAGTTCTTCTTTTAGCTTTTCTTCAACAATTCTCTGGTGCTGCTCAATGTTGGACTTTTCTTTGATAACACGTTTGATTTTGCTGTTTGTTCCAAACATTTTCTTCGTGTAAGCAGCACAGAAAGCGGCTTCCGGATCGAAGTTTGTTTCATCTTTGCTCATGGATACGATGGTTTTTGTCCCATCACTCCACAGCACAATCGTCTTAGGGCCGCTAAAGATAATCTTCTTAACATCGACATTTTTCATTTCATCAGTACCTCCAATGAGTTTGTTGCGCAGTTCTTTAGTATACTCTACTTGTTCATCTTGAAGCTTCTTTAAACCTTGATACAATGTTTTGCAACTCCGAAGCCCCATTACAATTTCAGTTTTTTCAGGAAATCTGTGTGTAAGGCTTCTAGCGTCTACCCAAATATCAAAGCCTTTTACATCTCGGCCAACGTCAAACACAGTTGGATCAAGTCTGACATCATAGTAACAAACATCATTTGGACCTGTATGTGATATGCCAATGATAGTTCCAGTGCGTCCATAATGAATATTACGAACATTATTGATCTTTACTAGATCGCCGGGTTCGAACACTTCATACACATTACCAAATTCCATCACTTATCCTCCTTAAAGTTCACAGGTTTGTGGCTGTCCATGTTATACGGTTCCGCCAGGCATTCATTGCACGGGTTTTTGTACGGCTCCAATTTGTAATACTTGCACTGCTTGCAGTAAATATCATAAAAGACTTCCTTAGTACGAGTTTCCATATTAAAGTTCCTCCATTTCGTAGGCCCTTCCAACTTTTTTTAGCATTTCTTCTGCTCTGGCTTTAGAAAAAACAATCGCAAATGTTTTATCAGGAGTCAATTCTATAATAGATGAACCGGGTGTATAGCGGTATACGTATCTTCCGTCATAGCATTTAAGTACATATTTATCCGGCTCAGGCGCTCCACTGTTCATCACAACAAGTTCTCCATTGATCACTTCCTCTGGAACATTCACAACTTTGACATAAGACGGAAGCAAAATCACGCCCTGCTCCTTTTGTTTGAGGATTGTATCGTAGAGTTTATTCATTTCATAGTTCTTGAGCACCACATCACACTGCAAAATCAGCACATTGCTCTCGCTCACATCAATTCCTCCAATTTAAATTTATGATCATAGGCCATTGAAAGAACCCATGTGAGATCCTCTGGCACTCCCCTAGTTCCAAAGGTGCGCGCCTTAGCTATATTTTTGGTAGTAATGACCGGATCTTTACAGAGCGAGTTGGTACCCTTATAGTAGTTTCCATCTGCATCTTTCAAAACATACTTTTTCATCCTACGCTTTCCTCCTTTACTGCAGCCAAAAGCAGCCCATCACAAATATCATTGTTTTCGTCTCGGTAAACAACCACCGGTCGGACTCCGTCACCATCACAGGCAGCATTGAATCCAAAATGTTCATTCATGCAGCGTGCTCTCCAATACTGCTGCATCTTTCGTGCCATTCGTTCATTGTCTCTCGCACGAATTGCTTCGGCTTCCCAGTGCCGCGCCTGGCTTTCCCAGGTAACAGCTTCCCGGCGAGCAGCTTCAATTTCCTTCTCATCATCTTTCATGGCCGTAAAATATAACGCAGTAGCGCTAAAAATAGTCCCAATAATGATACCGCCAACAAATGCAAAAACACCCATTTTACTTAACCTCCATTTTTCCGTATGGGTACGAATCACTAAGTACCCAGCAATCTTCATTTCTAATTTTGTGGATCTCCTGATTTGTGCACGTGCAAAACCATCCGTATTCATAATATCGTTTAGAATTATTCCAGGTCTTGCGTCTTTTCAGAAACAGGCAATCCATACATCGTCTTTCCTGATGATCATGAGCCTTGTATCCCATCACGTAGCCTCACTCAATTTAGTCATCGTAGATTTGAATAAATGGGATCGGCACATGCTCATCCCTATCGTAAATGATTACCGGATGGCCAACGTTTTTTACAAGGTCCATCAGGTCGTCAAGACTATGCAACTTGATCCCATAACCGCCGCCATCAAGTTTAATAGCTCCTTCACACGGCTTTACATCATCGGCTCCCAAAGAAGCCCTGTCAATTAAGAATTTCATCTGAATTTCTCCTTTCAGAAATCACCATAGTGACGTTTGAAATCTCGATTTGCATTAAAATCCCGCTTCTCTTCATAGGCCTTGGCAATCCGCAGGTCAATGAAAGATTTAGAAGTGAGATGGTAGTAATATAGATCCTTATAAGGTGTGTTCAGTCGGTCAATGCGCCCTTCTGACTGTTTTGAGATTTTGTATGAGTAGTTTCGGGAGTAAAACAGAATCGTGTCAGTTGTGATACAGTTCCATCCTTCTGCCCCCGCAGTGTATTGTACAAGGTACACCCAGGAATCGGTTTGCGGTATAGGGTCATGCCTATGCCCATTCCATTCTGCCACGGCAACACCTTCACCGAAATTCATCCCTTTCAAAATATCAAGCTCATAATCAAAGTTATAGAAGATGATCAATCTCGGATGATCCTCAAACACTTCCAAAACTAGTGTCTGCCTGGAAATATCAGAGTTCGCAATCTTCCTGGCACAGTAATAAAGCTCTGAAGCATTCTCAATCGGTTCGTTCTTCCACGGATTCCAACGGGTTCTGAAAAGCTGCTTCGTCCCTTCTCGATCAAACTCTGCCACCAGATACTCGTGATGCTGCACGGTATCTCGCTTGAAATCCATCGGCACCAAAATATCATTGCGCAGTCTGCATAGGTGCCCTGTATCCACGAACCGTTCGATTTTTGGAAACGACTTGCAATACTGTGAATAAACAGCGTGCCTACGTAAAAATTCTGTCTTGTTTTTGTAGAATCCATTTGCCACAAAGACCGGAATATAATCGCTCCAGGTATCTCCGGGGGTAGCCGACAGCAAAATCCACTCATTCTTACGAGTAATTTTGTAAAACGCCTTCACCCAGCTGCCAGATCCTACTACACGCTGTTCATCAAATATAAAGAACGCACCGTACACTCCAACATACTTTTTGATGTTGTTCCACGAGTCCACCACAACGTTGTGCCTGTAAATATCACAATCCTTATGCGTAGACATAAGAAATGGCCCAAGCTCTTTCTCCCATTCGAGAGTATCGCGCTTTCGGGCCGTTGTGATAATATAAAGATCCTTCGGCGGGTCATCCATAGGTACATAATCTCCGCCTTTTAAGCTGTCAATATCGCCTCCGTTTCGTAGATAGTAGTATCCAAGAGAAGTAATTGACTTCCCACTTCCAACATCTCCGCAAAGAATGCAGCCCCGCTTCATCTTTTTAATAGCTTCAATCTGGAAGTCATAGAGTTTCATCATGTTATCACCTTAATAGGATATCAACCAAATAGCCAAGAGAATAATCCCAGTTAAAGCTACTGTGCTACCCAGAACCAGCACCCCAGTCCATCCGTATGTCAATACCACGGCTACAGAAAATGCAATAAACGGTGTTAGCAGAAGAATCCAGCCTAAAATATGAAAGAATGCGCTCATACAATCACCTCAGTAAAACTGTAATAAAATAGTACGGAAACACAATGATTCCAACAACGGCAGCAAACAAAAGCCATGCCAACAGAATAATACACAGTGTCGCGGCCAAAGATTCAAGCATGCTATCTGTTTCTCCATAAATCTCCACGAATATTGCTGGGATCAAGAGTCCGCTGGCTATAAGCCCAATTATAAAAAGCACCATAATTATCGAAGTCATAATTTTTCTTTACCTTTCAAATATAAAAACATTATAACCGCACCATCGAGCATGTGGCCGAGGTAATCCCAATGCCCAGTAACTTCCGCTGCAAATATAAGCACCATAACGCCCAGAAGATACAGATAATCTCGTGAACTCATGATGCACCTCTTAATAAGAATGCCCCGAGAAACATCGTCCCCAATACAGCCAAGGTAAACCCCAGGGCAAAAAGGGCTTCTTTCCAGTCCACAATAAACGCAAAAGTCAAGAGCACAATAAACGGCAGAAGCAGCAAGATCAATCCCAAAATCTGTAAAAACGTCATTTGCTCGTCAAATCCTCCACAATAGCCACCACAAACATGAGCAGCAAAATCCCACAAACGATTCCGGCCAGGCCCAAAACCATCTTGATAATCAGGGCAATCCCTAAGCTGATTATTGCCTGGATTCCAGAGATGATCATAAGCCCTGCCCCGATCAATGCCATAAGTCCGATCAAAAATAAAACCATCATAATTAGTTCCTCCAAAATATCAATATTCGCTTGGCAGCAAAATCGTAGTAGCACTTCGATCTGCTTCCGTAATGATCCAAATCGTGTCATCAGGATGGTCCATGCGCTTATAGACACTCATCAACCGCAGCCCATCCACAAGTGCTTCCTCGTTGGCGGCCTTATCCTCATCACACATGTTGCCCCAGTCACCGTTGATATGCCGGTTTAAAGAGACAATCATAAACCGCATAAACCCTGCATCCTTGAGCTTTGCATTCACACCCGGAGTAGAATGAACATTACCAGGTTCAAACTTCCTCATTTGCGTCTCCTTTCTCCCAAACAATTTCGTTCATAGTGCCAAGTCGAATAGAAATATCAGTGATAGGGATACCTTTCCCGTTCGCGATAGATAGAACTGTATCCCATTCTTCGCCAGAAAATTCTTCAGCCACAGTGTAAGCGACAATCGGCCGATCCTGATAAATAAAGAATTTCCAAAGTTCCTGCTCAGGCTCCATCAGCCGAATAATGTTACGCTCATTAACCCAAACAGAATTTTCGGTGTGGGTAATGTCAACTTTATAGAAAAGATCGTTGTTACTGGTAAACTGAATATCAGAGATCCGCCCAGGTCTCATACGAAACGGAGAGACAGGATCTATAATAGCAACCCGGTCACCTTTCATAAATGCAGCCATCATTTTTCTCCTTTCGTTGCGTCAGACAAATGATGCTTTCTTCTCCAACCACTACCCCTCCTTCCCCATTGTCAAGGGCAACTAAATAGATAAACTCGTTTTTATCGGGAAGGAACTTGACGTTACAGATTATTCCTTTTTCTGTATGAAGAGAGAAGCAATCCATAAAAACTTTAACTCTATCCCCAACACGATACATCATTTTTCTCCTTTCATCAGGGCCGTACCGTAATACGCCGTTTAACCCTCTCAAATCAGGCACCCCAAAATATCAATCAGAACGGGCAATCGCCGGTCGGATCATCGTATGCCGCATATTTGTCAGCATAAGGATCATCATAGCGACGGTCTTTGATGACAGCATGAAGAATATCAAGTGTCAAGGTTGCAGTGGGTTTCCCATTATTCTGACGGCGATAAATGTGCGTTACTACATCTGCATCAAGAATTCGTGCACGATCGAGCATACCAACGTTACTTTCATGCAGCTCACGCTTTACTTTGTCCGTGTAAGTATTGATGATCGGCCCCCACTCCGTCCCATCATCACGCATGCCATATCTGAGCTTTACTTTCACATAAAACATAGGCGGTTCATCCGGATCATTAGAGGTACAAGGTTTCACATTCAGACCTTTATCCGCCAAATATCGGGCTTCTTCTTCGTCGATTCGAATGGCAAAATCACGCTGCCCTTCGGTATGGAAATCATCTTTTTCGCCACCAAAATGCTTAAAGATAATGTCCGCATTATCAAAACGGACGCGCTCATCAGGTTCTCTCATATTCATGATGAATTTTCTCCTTTTCAAATATCATTGTCGCAGTCACCGGCAGGCTCTTTTACCGAGGGCCATTCCTCCGGCACGATTCTGCGACGAAACTCGTTTTTGTTGATAGGGCTTGACCCCAGGTTGTTTTTAAAGATCTTCGCCAGGGCATTCCATTTGTCGTTTTGCTCGCCAAGAATCGTCACGAGCTGCCAGTTCGACTTGATTTTTCTCAGGTCGATCAGCTCGTTCGTCTCCTTGATAAACTCCTTACGGATCAGCGCCCCAACTTCCTTGTCAGTAAAGCCGTAATACTCACGATGCTTGTAGGTGTCGAGGTACTTCTTAAAATAGTCTTTTGCTTTCAGAAAATATCACTCCTTTAGTTAGGCGTCCGCCTGGTTTGAACAAAGCTCTTTGCAAGCTCTTGGATCAAAGAATGCGTAAGTGCTTTTTCAAGGTCATTAGCCGGATTATCCGCCCATGCAAATTTAATATGAAGAAGCTCATGAACTAACACTACTTCATAGTCAAAAGGCGCAAGTGTATCCGTGGCTCCAATATCCAGCTCGTCCATAATTTGTATCATGGCCGATTGAATTTCACGATTATAGGTACATGTCCCATAAGTATCTTCGAGTACCATGTTGGATTTCCGTACTGCCCAATCAAAAACAATATTCCAATTTTCAATCCCAAGAATACGGAGCCAATAGTTAAAAAGATCTTCTGCTTTTTCTTTAGTCAAAATACCACTCCATTCAAAATGAAAAGGCTAAGACCCCATGTTCCCACAGGGCCGTAGCCTTTGAAGTTAGTCCTTAATTCTGATTCTCGTACTTTTCTCCGACTTCCTCAAGGTCTTCCTCAGTCATTCCGCCAACGACGCAAAGTCCGAAGTTCACAATGTTGTATCCCAGCTTCTCAGACCATCGCAAGTTTTCATATTTATCCTCGCGACCTTCGTCGAATGCTGGTTGCCACATATGTGCCCCCGGAAATGCAATCGCGCATCCAATGACCCTACGGATTCTTTGAATAATAGTCATAATGCAAACCTCCAAATAAATTTAGGATTTTCTCCATATGAGGGCCTGTAAAATTCGCGTCAGAACGGAACATCGTCATAAATAGGCGCTCCATGCTCATCATAGCTGCACCCAATGTACGGCTCATCCGAGACAAACCACTCGAAATCGCCAAACTTGGAAATATCAGTCACCGCTGTATCGCACATCTTCTGATAATACGATTTATCGATGCAATCCTCTTTCTCAAGTTTCTTGACCATCTCCGCTTCCATCCAGCGATAGCCTTTAGAGCCTGTAGCAGCCGAGTATTTTTTCCCGCCAGTCTTCTTATCGTCAGACTCACGTACCAGAATACCGCCACCACAGCCGGGCTTCACAGGACAGAACAAACCAACCTTACCCACGAATTTGTAGTCGTGCTGATCCTCCGGCATTCCTTCGTTCATATCCAAATATAAAGCCGAAGTCACCTGCTTTGTCTCGCACACGTCCTCGAACTTGATAGGCTCTTTGCTGAACAGTGATTTGAATACATACGGAATCTGGAACTGTGTACCAGTAGCCGTCCATTCATTGGCATGTTTTCCGCCCTTGTTGATAATGCCCTGCTCATTGTATTTGGCAATGTACACGGCATCATTTACAAGACAGATACGGTCGTAAGTGGCCTCATGCTCAAAGACGTACCCATATTCCCGGCCATACTTGTCGATGAAGTCGAGAATATCATCCGTGACATCGGGCACTTTGATGGAATCTGTCTTGATGTGTGCTACGATAAAACCTTTCTTCTGGACTTCTCGTTTCAGCGTTTCCATAAAGAGGGCCCCGCGCTTCGCAACAATATTGTCGTTATTACGCGGATCTCTGAAGGCGTTACTGAATTTGGCCGAGGTCAGTCCATACACCGAGTTGATTGCAATTTTCAGTGCAAACGCCAAATCGTCCCAATCATACTCAGCCTTGCCAGCAGCAATCGCTTCAGCAAACGGTACAAGCTTACCGTCCAGAATCCCCCTCAGAGCCTCTACATCGTGATGTTTGATGTCCACGCGAGCAGTCTTCAGGTCAGCGAAATTCTTCGTATAAGGGCCAAAATGCCGCTCTGCAATGAGGCTGGAAGGGTGCATCGAAGCAATATCATCCAACCCCACCTTGCCATACATGCCAGGCTCCGAATAGACGTAACCACCTTCACCGACTTCTTCGATAAGAATGATACGATTCGATGGATCACTCGGCTGGTTTTTGTCAAGTTCTTTCTGCCGGTCCAAAAGCTCATACAAATACTCAGGATTTGCTCGGCACCGGTCGGCATCCAAAATATCAGTGCACCAGTACGATTTTGCCCCAGTCCAGACATAATTCGGAAAGAACGGCATGATGCTCCAGCCAATCGGAAGCTCCTCGCCAGGTACATAGCTTCGATACTGCGGCTCGCCCTTTTCATTCCAGACACGGAAATCATAGTCGGCACCCAGTTTCTCGCGCAGCTCTTCGTATTTGGTATAAGGCACAGGTTTCCACAGCTCGCGATAATTGAACTGCCACTGCGGATTTTTCTCTCCACCAAATATAATTCTGGTGGTGTGCTGGTTGGTCGTATCATTGACCGTCAGGCCCGACAAACTCGCCAGGATCTGCCGTGCTACCCAGTCGGCCTTACGGGCATTAAAGACAGCCTCTGTTGCAATAACATCATTATCACAATATTCCGCCACCTTGCCCCAAAGCGATTCATCCACCGGCTTGTCCCACGGAAGGCCCAATTCCTGGTGATGGATGCCCAACTCGATCTCGAATTTCTTGAGACTCTGCTTTTTGTTCGAGAAGTCATAAATATCAGTGTAGGAGATATTGTACGCCTCCCCAAAGAAGGCATTCTTATCACCGGCAATGATGCGTTGCGAGAGATCGTACAGTTGCTCGTTAGAATATCCAAGCATTCGGGCATAGATCATGTGATTATCGTACTTGCGGCAGTTAAAGCCAATTAGACGATACTTCATCAAATTTTCCATGTCCTGTGCAGTAGGGTTCACCATCCGGCCAACGGTCTTTCCCTCGCCTGCAACCTTCCAGTTGACTAAGAAGAGATTCGGGAACACCTCGCAGTCATAGAATGCGATAGGCGCCTCGTCATTGACAACCGGAGCAGAAGCCTCATCGCTACAGAAGTGCAGTTTTGGCACAAGGTTCATGCAATACTCTGACTGGTGCGTCGAGTTCATGGCAAACACCAAAATATCATTGTACATGTCCCGCACATCATACTTAACGCCTGAACTGTATGCATCGTCCAGCGTTTTCTTGATGAAATCCATCGAGCAGCGCGTATTGTCGTGATACTCTTTATTTAAATTTCTACGAATTATCGTTCGAATGGCTTTCTCATTTTTCACAGCTTCAAAATTAACCACTTTGCTTTCTCCTTTCAAGGGTAGTCCCGAGCTGATCGTCGCAATCGGGAGGTCATTGCAAAGGGTCAATTTTCTTCTCAGGCTGCTTTTGCCGGTAAAAACCTTCACTTCGATGTCTTCCTCATAAATTCTCATGAGTTTTGTAACATCGCCGGAATATAGATAGTGCAGATGAATGCCTTTTCCGGACTTGGAAAGTTCTGCGTAAGTCTTGGGCCACTTTGCAGCAGCCTCCAGATTGCGCTCAAACGACTTAAATCCGTCTCCTCCTTTCAAATCAAAATCAATTACGATATGGTTCTCCGGCACCTTGACATAGTGAACCTTGTGGGTATCAAGGTCTTTGAGCTTCGTTTTAACTCCGTCCCACTTCCATTTAGGGGTCTCATCCTCTTTGGCATACTGGGCTGGACAATCAGCACAAATATCATCAAAGGCTGAGTGTTGCTCTTTAAACTCAATGGCAGGGGGTGGTTCCTCTTTGGGTTCTTCAACCGGCTTTTTCTCACCGCTGCCATCAAATTTATTGAGATCAAACCCTTCGTACCATCCACGAATCGTATTCCCATCTGGATCTACATGCTTTTCCTCGAAGATAGTAAAGTAAGCCTTCAGTTCCTCTTTAAAGAGTCGCTTGTTGTAGGGGTAGGTCACTTTAGCATCGTCGCAGTAATTTTTGTACATCTCATAGGCAATTTTCAGAGTCGTGGAGTTTTCTTTCGAGAATATCAAGTACGAATCCGATACGAAGTTATAGAAGTCATTGGAAGCCCCCATCATATTCGTCGGCACATAGTCATCGTAATAATCAGGGTCTTCTTCGTAGACTTCCTTGCAGTGCCAAGCGATCCCTCCAAGCTCAAACGGGATCTGCTTCATGGCATGGCGGTATTCTTTACCGGAAAGTTTATCTCCAGTGGGCTCTACATCAATAAGTCGGCGCAGGATACCGGACCTTGCATCCGAGATCTTTACCGGCTTATTCGTACCCATAAAGAGGAATGCTTTAAACCGATTGGCATAGGCAGATCGGAACTTTTCGTTTACGGTCATCAACTCGTGAGAGACAAGGCTGTTCAGGCGAGTGTTATCCTCGATCCGAGACAAATCACCATCGTGCTGAATAGCAACCAGAGGATTTGTCTTAAAGGACTCAAGCGCGAACGAGTTTGACGGATTGCCCAGCGCCTTGGCATCGAAGACCGAGTAATATCCATCGAAAAGCTGCTGGATAATGTTGAGCACAGTCGATTTACCGCTGCCCGGTGGACCATACAGAACCATAAACTTCTGCAGATCCTTCGAGTCACCGGTAATGATCGATCCAATCGCCCACTCGATCTTATGCCTCTCCGCCGGAGAATATAATACGCTCATGAGCTTATCCCACCCGGGTGCATCCCCTTCTTCCAGCGGATAATTCAGACGCTTTGAGGCATAATCCGTCTTTTTCAGTTCCTGATTGGAAAATATCAATTTTTCGTCCAGCATGTGGAAGTTGTCTCGGCATTGCCGCTGGCAGAATTTGTGCCATTGGTCGATCATGCCGGATTCTGCGTCCCACATGTACAGCGTTTTTACGACATTTCCTTTATCCCGAATTTCCTGGCTCACCTTGCTTAGTTCCTGATCCACAAGGTACGTCAGGTCCATCTCATCCGTACTCCACAGCCCTCGATCTTCGAGCCAAATCGCGTAAAAGTCTCCGCCCCGAATCATCAAATCTTCAGAACGGCGCTTGAGAACAAACTTTGGGTATATTTCAGTATACCCTTTTTTGTTCGCTCGGCCGATTTCGAGAAAGTCAACCATTACATTTCTTCGTCCTTATTCTCAGTATTGATTACATTGTTGTAGACCGTATTCCGGGTATCTTTGACAAGTCCCTCAAGAATATCAATCCGTTGGCGCTGAATGTCCATCTGCTTGAGCATGCCGCCAGTCACCGAAATTACCCCAAACAGGCCGAACCAAAGAGCAAGGTCTGTAAGGTTGTTCATTTTCATTTTGCGGCTGAGTTTACCAACTTTCTTTTCAAGAATATTCAATGCAGTGACTGTCATTTCGGTATTGTTATTGAAGACCGGTAAAAGATCTTCAACTGTATTGATTACAGTGCTGCCGTCGATTTTATACATGGTTATTTCCCCTTTCAAATATCAATCGTTCTCATGAGTTTTGTAACATCACCAGAATATAAATGGTGTAGCTGAATTCCTTTCAAACCAAAATCAAAATCGATTACGATATGGTTTTCAGGTACTTTGACATAGTGAACCTTGTGGGCATCATCCTCTTTGGCATAACCTCCGATTTTATACATGGTTATTTCCCCCTTTCAAATATCAATCGTTCTCATTGAGATACCAGTTCAGCTGTGTCCAGATTTCCACCCGGCGCATATCCATAGGCGGCTTTCGGACAAAGAAAAGACCGCCATCTCCCTGATAGGAATACTGGCGGTCCAAAAAGTGCTGGATGTGCTCTTCGACATAGAGCTCATCAAAATCATCATCACTCATACATTCGAGGCCAAGATTATTGATCATAGCCCAGAACCAAACGCCGGTGCGATTACCCGCCTCCGGGTCGTCCATGATGCTTTCTTCACATCGCTGGGCCAATGCAATCATCATCTCAAGTACACTGCAGGGATGATCGTCCAAATATCTTGCGATAACATAGTCTCTGACATGTTTCTCATAGCCGAAACGGTATCGCAAATCAATGCCGTCTGCCTCTCGGTTGGAATCCAGCGGGATCGAGTAGCGGAAGTCAATTCGGTTCAGCGTGTTCAGTAGATTACGATACTGACGCCCGCCGTCTTTAAAATCTTTCGCTACAAGACCACACATCCAGTCGAAATAGGCGGCGTCAGTCTCGTTTTTCGTCATAAGTTCAGTTTACCTCCGGACGGTAAGGCAGTTCTCCGGCAACATCCTCGTATTTGCGCAGATCACGAGTAATCTCGTAGTAGCATTTGAGAATATCATTCTGTACATACACGATGTCCGCCTCGTATTCTCCAAAGTGATTCAGGCTGCCGAATCCGATCGTCTCCTCGACATCCCGAATGACCTCATCGTTCTCATCTGCCAGCACGTGGTCGGCATAATAGGTCAGAGTGATTCGGTCGTAGTGGTTATTCTCGCCAAATTCCTCCGGCGTAATCACATGGGGATTTCCTTCTTCCTCTTCGTGATTGGCTTTGTACTTATCCCGTGCCATCTGGCGATAAGTTTTAAGATCTTCAGCCTTCTTCTGAGCCTCGGTCTTCGGCTGCTCTTTCTTGGGTTCCTTAGGTGCTTCCTTTGGCTTGGACTCATACTTTTCTTTGTAATAGGCCTTCATCTCGGAAATATCATCCGAGGCCTGCTTGGCAAACTTGTCCTTGGCATACACCCAGGTAGCCACCGCAGCAATAGCGGCAGCGCCGGCCATGATGCCAAAATATAAAACCTTATTCATCATCGTCCTCCTTGATGCTCATCACAGTAACAGCCAACCCGGCAAATAGGGTTGACATACTGATAAGGATTCCGCCAACAATATGGCGCTTACGTTTTGAGTTGAGAATATAATCGAGGGTGGTCAGCAGATTGTCGAGATAGTCCATTTACTTCCCCTTTCCGCCGGAAAGGACCGCAATACCTCCGGCAAAGCAAACACCGGCGATTGTAGCAAAAGTATAACCAAGAATGTCACGCATACTGATTCCTCCTCAAAATATCATGTTAGATCAGGTCCAGAATGTTGCCCTGCACATTGAAATCCAGCCAAACACTGGGCTCGTCACCATTCATAAAGTCCTGGACCCACTCGTTTTCTTCGTTCAGGCCAAAGTCAACAAAGTTATCGCCTTCATCGCCCTTGAAAACCCAGCCAACGATCTGACCTTCTTTACAGCGAGGAATACCAAGAGAGTCAAGTACATCATTCAGGAACAGATAACCCTGGCTGCGCAACTTGTCATTGGCAAACTGCTGACGAGACTTTAAGAACATCAGGCTGTAATCAGGATTCTTTTCCCAATTAGGATTACATTCATCGAACAGCTTGGCGTACGGGCTTCCCAGAGGATTCGTGACCTTTACAGTCTTAGAAACCTGCTTCTCGTTGCCCATATCATCGGTCACAGTCTCCTGCACAACCTCTTCATGGGTGCCCATGCGCAGCTGGTTATCAACGTCCTTGCCGTACTTCTCCACCACACGGCCACGATACTCCTCAAAGGATTTAGAAACTGTGCTGAACGCAGCAGCCAGAGCTACATTACGCTTACGCAGGATGTTGTTGGAAGCGAGAATTGCCGCCACGGACAGACCGCCTACGACCAGGCTCGGACCATACAGCTTGGCGAGCTTTACACCAGTCTGCACATAAGTGATTACGAGATCCTTCTGTGCATCCTCGTGAGAATAATCGGAGCCCATCGGAGGATTCGCCTCGACCTGATGAATGCTGGCAATATCTTCGGAGGTCTTATCCAGGATCTCAGACACCTTAGTGGTAGCTTTGCAGGCCATGACCGCACTCGCGACACCGCCGGCAATACCGGCAATCAGCAGCAGCTCCGGGCTGTGCTTAGAAATCTTTAGCTTAGCCACAGACAAATTGCGGCCAGCAACGGACATAATGTTAGAAAGTTTCATAATTAGTTCTCCTTTTCATTGTTACGAGCTTTTTCCAGCTCCATAATTGTAAGAATGCAGTAATTTGCCATATCGAGTAGCGTATCATCAATTGATTCATCGACCAAAGGTTTAGTGCCGAGGCCAATATTCATAAGTCGATGATACTTGTGAGAAATTTGCGTAAGAGCGGTAATGATGCCCTTGTCGCCGAACTCGTCCCAAGTTTCATGAAAACTATTACCGTAATCATGATTTTTCTTCAGGAAAGTTTCCCTCATTTTTTCAGTAATATCCATGAATCGAAGTTCGTCATCTGTAAATTTAGGGCCGGAATAATCGAATGGGGACATAAATGGAGACATATTTCTCTGCTGTTCTCTATTCTCTCTGATTGCTTCATCGAGTTCTCTGCTTTTTCTGCTCGATTCCTCGAGTAGAGTTCGAAACCATTGTTCTGTTTCCAAAAATATCATTCCTTTCAAATAGGTTTGGCTTTTGGCAGCTTCAGGGTATAGCCCTCTCGTACTCGGACAACACTCGAATCTGCCAGGTTATCCCAGCCATAACGGTTTACCATGTAGTTCGTGGTCGTAATGCCTGCTGAATCGTAAAGGTCGCCAACCGTCACAATATTGTACTGGTCCAAAATATCAATCAGATTGTCCAGCACCTGCTCACCCTGAATACGGCTGTCAAAGATAATGTCATCGTAATCAAAGGCATTCCGGGGGCGGCCAGTATCCTTTCGAGGCTCCGGACGATTGCTGCCAGAATAATAGCCTGAATACGAGATTCTGGAACTACTCGAATAACTCGGCCTTCTGGACTCACCATACAGGAAAGTATCTACCGTATCATGGATAATATCCTTGATAGCTGGCACGATTCTCTCCCAGAAGATATACTCCTTAACGCTGGCAACATCCTCCGGCAGGAAAATATCAGCCAGTTTCCGGGCATTGGTCTTTTTCTTGGTCTTAGCCGTGCCCTCAATCACCTTCTGGGTCTTGGGCTTTTCTTTCACCTGTCCATTTTTAAATGCATGGCTGTTATTGGGCATATCGTATTCTGCCATCAGCTAACTCCTTTCAAGAAATCCATTTCGGATGTAAAATGACCCTCGAGAATCACTTTCGTCTCCCGAGGGTAGTTATTTTGTTTCTTCCACTGGTAATTCAGGTTCGACTTCGCCTTTGCCATACTCGGCGCAAATGTCTCCCCTTTCCAGTTCCGGTCAAGCATAGTCCCAAACTGGTCTACCACATGACCTTTGAAAATATAACGCATCACATAAATCACTCCAGTTTAATCGGGTCAGGAAGAGAAATAGACCATCCAGAACGGACTTTGACAACATAAGCATCGCCAATGTCCTTCCATCCATAATGAATATTAGAACGGTGGGGATCATTGAGTTCGGCCTCGTTATAGAAATCCGCGACCGTGACTTGTCCGTATTGGTCCAGAATATCAGCAAGACGATGAAGAACATTTGCAGCCTCTTTCCGACTGCCAAAGCTTACCTGGTCGATGCCAGAGTAACGAGTCCGACTACCTTTAGAGTAGTAATCCTCATAGGAAATCTTATTACGTTTCTCCGGCCACCCAAACACCATATTCACTATAGCCTTGGCCCCATGCTCGCTGAATTCACTTGAAGCAGCCTTTACTCCGGCATCTACGGAACTGCGGACCGCCGTGTACAAAACATCATTCTTCTTGAGTGCCTTATACATCCGCCAGCCAGCAAATCCAGCCAATGCACCAGCACCAACAACCGCACCAGACATGAACACAAACAAATTCTTACCGAAACTCATAATTTAGTCCTCCCCAAAATGTGAAGCTTTAATAATTCCGCCGTGCTTTTGAATCAATTCTTCAGCAAGATCGATTGGAACAAATCCATAAATAGTATCGGTAGGCATTCCAGGATCTTCAGCATATTCAAGAATTGCATCGTCAGGCTCGTTAGGAAAACCAAGTTCTACTTCAGTATATTCGCTTGCACCGTCGACTCTAGGATTTGAATAATGATACGCGGAAGCTTGGATTGAAATTTTATAGCCATCATTGCATAGTGCCCAGGGCCTAATTTTAGTATTCGTCATGTTCCACGAAACCTTAAGCCATTCTTGTACAGTCATTGCTTTTTTCTCCTTTCAAAGCAAAAAACAAAAAGCTAAGACCCCGTGTTTCCACAGAGCCTTAGCTTGAACAATTCCTTAAATCCATTAAGGATTTCACAGATTACTCTTCAGATGGGTCCTCATCGACTTCCTCTGCTTCGGCCTCCACTGCCTCACCCTTGGAATGACCGAACTTAGCCTTCAGGCCTGCAATGCCGTTGCTCACATGCGGGATGACATGCTTCTTTGCGAAGGTCACACCTCCGTAAATAGCTGCCACACCGCCAGCGATCAACAACGCTGCAGGCATAAAGCTGCTCGATTCTTCCTCATTGGTTTCGGTTTCAGTGATGGGTTCCTCCACGTCGGTCATAGCCTCAGTAGTCTCGTTCATCATAATTTCCTCGTTTTCCATGATAAAGTCTCCTTTAATAAAATATAATTTTTGGAATCTTGTTCCATATAAGGGCTTGCAAATTTCGCGTGAGATTAAAACGCATCGTAATTGTAGATAGGGCCATACTTAAAGGCCACAACCATGCAAGGAGTCTGGGCCTCATCTTTGGTCAGCTGTGCACTCAGATCCAACTGTACAGTCGAATGATGGTCATTGATACTCCAGCCAAGGTCATCACCAAGCATGCCATCCGGTAGGCCAATCAAATCGTAATACTGGTTGAGCGAGACATAACCATCCTGAACCAGCTCCATATTGAGTTCATTGAGAGCACTCTTGAGCTTTTCAATACTTGACTTAAAATATCTTCCACAGATCGCGTCATAGCAGAGGGTATCACCATTGCCAGTCTCAAGCACAGTCGAGGTATTTACAGGATTCTTGGTAATTTTCTCCTCGGCTACAGCATTGCGGATCTTTTCTTCCTTCTTCTCACCAACTTCCTCAAGTGTCTTCTCTCTATACTCCCTGAAATTAGTCTCAGAAAGCGCATAAGCCGCTGCCAGTGCTGCATTCTTCCGCAGATTCATCGAGTTAGCCCCGATCAGGCAGGCAGCACCCAACACACCGGTAATAAACGCCGGAGCATAACAGCGCCAGCAAGTCTGCACGATCTCGAGTTTGGTCAACGGCACCCAATTCTGGAATCCATCAACAAAGGTACCTTCCTTTTCATCGTAGTAATGCAACTTTTGATTTTTAAATGTCCCGGCCTTCTTGTTTTTCTCCACTTCAGCCTTTTCTTTCAAAGCCAAAGCCTTCGGGGTAGCCTTCACCGCCCAATAAGTCGAGCTGGCCATCGCTGTAATGCCTGTGATAGTCAGGATTGTAGGCGCGTTTTTGGCCATTCCGACCTTACAGGCATGGACAAACGGCTTTACATTGATTCTCGGATACTTGATTTTCATTGGAGTTCCCCTTTCATAAATATAAACCTGCTACTTCCTCAACCATGGCTCTACCAACACTAAATACAATATCCGGTGGTGGATATTGCCATGCTTTGATTTCATTCTTCTCATCGTACATCTCGCAGCACTCTGCTATGCCGGTATCGAAGATCCAGTAAAGTTCTTCCAAAATATCAGTCATGGATTTGTGCTCGTTCACCTTCTGGGCCATGTACTCACGAATCTGGTTCAAGGCCCAGCGGCAGGTGCTTTGATACTGAAATTCGTATTCCGGCCAATCCTTACTCGGCAGGAAGTAATGTTCGTTTTCAAATTTGTCCAAGACCTCGAAATCCTGAGTTCTCGGCATCTTATTTCTCCTTTCCAGAAAAAACAAAACCAAAAGGGGCTTTTACACCCCTCTGGCTACCAGATCATCAATTGCACCACACATGCACCACATGAATACACTAAACACAATGAGACAAAGTGCGACCTTGAATATAATTCCTTGGATACCGCCTTTCTTCTCAAAGTAGCTTTCTGCACATTCTAATAAGTAATAAAGTGTGATCATTTTTATACACCTCCATATAAGGATGTGTAATTTTAGCGCATAAAAGAAAAGACCCCGTGTTTCCACGGAGCCGTTTCTCGATCAGATGAAGACCTTAGTCCTCTTTCTTAGACTTTTCATCAGTCTCTTCTTTCCATTCTTTCATGGTTGCCCATTGACCAATTGCCGAGCCAACGCCAACTACGATAATAGAAACAAGGCTAATGACCTTAGTCATAGTGAATTTAGGCATCATTTGTCTTCCCTCCTTTCCATAGTAGCCGGTGAAATTTCTGCGAAGTTGTATTTGCAAACTCTCGTATCTTTGCATTCCTTGCGGTACTTCACGCACTCATATCCTTCGCGGTACATGGTTTTGCCTTCAAACATCCAGGCATAAGTAACTCTCATGGCGCATGGGCACATTTAAAACATCTCCTTGTATTTTATTTTGGGCATAACTTTATAATCCATAACCACCAAAGGTCGGCCGTTATCATCCAGCTGGGCTGAGAACCACAGATCGATCAGGTTAGAAGCATCAAACCCTAATGAATCGCCAGGTTTGATTTCATCCAGGCCGATTTCCATATAGAACTCATTCAGGCTCTTCCAATCGCCGCTTACCGCCATATCGCAGTTAAGATCACCGGCAATCTGCTTGATCTTACCAATATTGCACGGCCATTTTCGTCCGCTAAAGGTATCGTAGACCCAAACATTGCCGTCACCAAGCGCTGCAGACTCGTCCATCTGAATTTTCTCCATACGGTCCTTTGCCACAGCATTCTTGATTGTTTCATTCTTCTCCGGTCCGACTTGCTCAATAACCTTCTGCTCGTACTCCTTGAGTGCCGTAGAACTTACAGAATATAAAGAGGAAAGCGCGGCATTACGCTGGAGGTTGATCTTATTGGCCCCAATCGCGCAGGCCACAGTCAATGCGGCCATACTCACGGTCGGCACATAGCACTTCCAGCAAACCTTTATGACCTCAGCAGGCTTTAAATGGTCGTCCATCCCTTCTTTACAACGACGTACTTTTTCTTCTTCGATGAGCGGAAGCGCCTTGGTGGTAGCTCGTACAGCCATTCCAACACTCGTGAGCACTCCTGCTGCAACCAGTCCCGTAAGAATAGTAGGCGAACAATCTTCCATAAACTTAAGTCCATTCCGTGCCATCTCCTTCACAATTTTTCGGTTGAGTTTCAGATTCATTTTAGGTTCTCCTTTCAAATATAAAAACAAAAAGAAATAGACCAAGGTTCGAGCTTGGTTCTCCCGAAATACCGGGCGCTTTACTCATAAGCTATCCATTTCCATATAAGAACTTGCAAAATTCGCGAAGGTAAAAGAAAAAGCTAAGACCCTGTGTTTCCACAGAGCCTTAGCTCGGATACCTCCTTTCAATCCTCGTAGGTCTCTACGTCAGGTTCTTTCTTGAACTTTGCCTTGATCTTCTCAGGGATACCATATACACTCAGCAGGAATGGTCCTACGATGGCACCATAAATGCCAACGCAGATACCAACCAGTTTCATGTAATCGCCCCAAGTGATGGGCTTGTTCCAGATTTTCTTAAACATAGTAAATACCTCCAAATTTTAAATTGGTTTTCTCCATATAAGAACTTGCAAAATTCGCGTAGCAAAAAGAAAAGGCAAAAGCCCATGTTTCCATAGGCCTTGCCTTTGGTTCAATCACCGTGTCTTCCAAAAATGCAATCCACGATTCGTCCGATCATGCCCAGTACAAACTTGGCTCCGTTGACGAATGCAGCGCCAACTACCAGTAAGCCCAGAGCGAAAATCAACAAAATTACGTAAAATTCCATTTCAGAATCCTCCTTTAGTTTAATTTGTTCCATATAAGGAGGTGCATTTTTCGCGCAAAAAGAAAAGACCCCGTGTTTCCACAGAGCCGTTTCTTTCAGAGCGCTTTCAGCATGAAGGCAATTACTACAATTGCACAAGCCGTAACTGCAATTACATACGCAATATTTTTTGCATACTCTTCGTCTTTCATATTGCGTAGAAATTCCAGTATCACCTCTTTCATTGAGCCGCCTCCTTTCAAAAGTTGTCCATATTATACCATGAAAAATATGCGATGGCAAAAATAAAAGGGTCTATGTTTCCATAAACCCTAATATTGATCAGAAAGCAGTTACAGTAGCATTTCTAAAGCTCATTTTTGCAGTAAGTTTAATTGCCTCAATAATGGTTGCCTTTACAATGTAGACCGTCTGTCCATCCAAGCCTTCGTAGGCTCTCGGACTATAGTCCTGTAAAGTGTTCATATCAATATTATTGCCATAAACCGCATAAAGTTTTTTCATAGTAATTCCTCCTATTATGTGCTTTCCTTTCATAATAGGATTTGTGAATTACGCGCACCTACAATGTTTTTCTGTCAATAACAGTCTCCCAGCGCTCTCTTTTCAGCGGTTTGAGCCGTAATCGCCACATTACCTGACGTACTGTAACCGTTGGATAAAGCCCCTCGGAGCCTTCGGTAGCATACAAATTAAAGAAATCCCTAAATCCTGGACTTAGATACAAAATATCATTGAGCCACGGGTCGATCTCAGTCCAGTAGGTTGATTTTGTACCCTCATCAAATCGTTGCTGTACTATTGCTATTCCCTTATTACCAATTTGATATAAAGTACATCTATTATATAAGGGATGGTCACACTCATAGGTTCGGCCAAACATATGAGTTGTAATTACTGGTTTCTCAATAAAATATCTCATAGGCAAAATAAAAGACCCCCTGCCGGTTTGGCGAGGAGGTCTGCGGAATCAGCCAAACCGTACGACCATTCGATCGCTGCTGGCTTCATAATAAAGACTTAGTTCTGTTCCTTCGTCATTCACAATTGTAACATTGTCTCCACCATCGAAATCGACTTTAGAAAATCCAGCCTCTTTGCATTTATCGACATACGTTTCAAAATCGCTAAGGGAAACGTTATATACATAAACGAAGCCATAGTTTTCATCGTCGGAACTTACCAGTGTTGGGAACCCTTCGGGCTGAGGGATGGACAAGCCAATATCACTCGTCATCCACTCGTAGGCATTTTTGTACGGAGATACCGAGGTAAATGTCTGGGAATAAAAATCGTAGGTTGTCTGGTAATATTTCTCACCATCAAGGAATATTAGTTTTACTTGCCCATAATCCGCAAGGGTGCAATATGTTTCGTCTGTGAAGCAATCAAGAAAAAATGTAAAAGGACTTGGTTTGGAGCTTTCACCGATGTCCGTATAGCATTCGGTATTTGACTGAAAATATGCCCAATCCATTTGATCATCGTCAATTTCATGTTCTTCCTGGAGCTTTGATAGCAGTTCGTTATCTTCATCTGTTAAGTCGTCTTTAAGCTCGAAATAAAACTGGGCACTCAAAATCGGATGATTTGTATTGTTTGTGTAAGTCAGCATCAAACTTTTTTCGCCATAATCGGTAATACCACGAGAAATCTCGTAATCGATAGAGCCTTCCATTTCTGCTGAGTGCGTTTCTTTAGCATCATCTGTGTCTTTGGTATCTGTAAAAGCCGATCCCGGAGTTGTCGGCGAGGAGGATTTAGAGCTCGCAGCCGCACTCTGACTTCCGCCGCATCCGGCCAATCCAAATGCCATAACTGCAGCCAGTCCAATAGCCATTAACTTTTTCATAGTTTTCTCCTTTCTAATTGCAGGGATTTATTGCATTTTACCACACCCACCAATAAAAATAAAGAGCCCATGTTTCCATAAGCTCTTTTTCGAACCTCATTTCTTCAAAAATTTCGTACAACTGCGGATCGTGTCCTTAACGAACTGTGAGCCGATCGTACCGGTTTCCTCGAACTTAAGTCCACCTACGATGAGAATGCCATACATGCCGACCTGGCCAACGAATTTTGCCACGTCCACTGCTGTATTCACAATAAGAGCGATTCTCTTTTCGTGAAGATCGGCCTGCGCCTGAAACATCTGATCCTGATGTTCAGATGTCTTTTGGCGGGCCTCAACCTCATTTTTCGTTTCATCGATCCTGAGCTTGTACAGCGTGTCCAGCTCCTTCACGGCCTGAGCACGTTCCTCTCCTTTCAGCGTCTCCAAATTTCCGAGGGTCTCCTCGATACGTTTGTTCAACATTTCGCTGTTTTGATCTGCCATTTTAATAATCTCCTTTCAAAGTAATAAATGGTTCCATAATAGCCCCAGTTATTTTCGCGGAATAAAATCCTCATGCTTTACTTTTAGAATTACAACGTCCATTTCCGCGAAATCCCGAAATCTAGGATCTACCTCCATAAAAACCAAAGGACCGTCCTCATCCGAACGGTCCACTCGCAGGCTGCCGATTGTGTTGGCGCTAAGAAATTCGCTGACTCCGTGCGATCTTCCAATAATATAAGAAGCCAGAATAAGAATCGCCGTAGCAGCAATATAAAACCAATCCATGTAAATTCTCCTTTAAACCGTTTTCTCAAATTTTCATCCCGGGGAATTTTATGATATGAAAATACCACTTCCTTTCGTAACCTGCGTCCTGGAAAATATAAAAGAAAAGACCCCGTGTTCCCACGGAGCCATTTCTTTTGCTCAAGAATAAATCCAGTTAGCTAAACTTCCAATATTCGAATGAATTTGAGTCTCATAAGATTCAATATCGTTGTCATAGATGCAAGTCACAAACATACCATCGCCGAGGTACCGAACGCCAATGAAGTTGCTGTTCGGATGGGCCTTAGTCCATGCCGTAACAGTAACAATCACAGCAGTCAATACAACTGCAATAACAGTAATGATAATCTTCCAAGTTTTATTGATTTTAGTAAACATAATTGTTCTCCTTTGTCATATAGTAATTTGGATTTACTCTTTCCATATAAGGACCTGAGATTTTCGCGCAAAAAGGAAAGACCCTGTGTTTCCACAGAGCCTACTCCTTTCAAGATACTTTACTCAGATACACAAATTCACCTCTTTTAAATGACTTGATTGGGTATCCGGATCTTTTGATGGCTATGCAGATGCAGGATGCCGCTACAGTAGAAGATTTATACCCATCAACGTCCAGTCTCACGACTTTAGCGTCCATAGCCATAAACTCCTTGAGCATCCCCTGCAAATCGCCATAGTGACCATTCTTTCCAGGTACTTTCTCAACAGGTGTCATTTTCATAAATGGTTCCTCCTTAAAAATATCAGAGTATTTTGTACTCTTTTCATATAAGAACCTGAAAAATCTGCGGAGAAAAATAGGACGCCATGTTTCAGACGTCCATTCCGATTAGATATTGATGTCAAGCTCAAATGACTTAGTATTGCAGTCGTATTCCTTGGGAATGCCCAAATCTACAAACCTGTCTCCTTTTGCATAGCTCCAGAAATGACCGTAGAGCTCTGCAAGTGAGAGCGGCTTATCCAATGTGATTCCCGTATCATCAAGGATCTCACATAGAGATATGTGCCCTCTCGCTCGCAAAACATCGGTAAAATAATTTTGCTTTGCACGAAGATACATAATGTTGTAGTCCGCATTGTCGGTCCAATTTATACTGCGTTCATCAAATACTGCTTTCATTCAGTATCACCTCCATAATACCCCATGTCATTTTCGCGCGTGGCTTAAATGCCAAAAGAATTTATGGTAGCGGTCATAGTAGGTATCTTTGGAGCATGGCATGTCTAACCTAGATTTGAGATAGGTGTAACCTAGATTAGAAGTGACCGCCTTGAAAATATAACGGGCAAGATCCGGGTCTGCTTTCTCGCAGCACTCCTCAATTAAGACCATGTTCTGTGAACACTCGATCTTTCGCTCAGCACAAAGGGCTGTTCTATCTTCTACCCTATTTGTGGCAGATAGTTTCTCCCCCTGCTCAAACTCGTGAGCCATCGGGTCAACTTCCAGATATTCGCGCTTCCAGTCGGGATACTGTAAACAGAAATGCTTGAGTTCGTAGTAACGTTCTGGCGGTATCCAGTAACGATTCTTCTTTGATAGCTTCGACCGTATCTTAGTTGCCATGCTTTGCTCCTTTCCAGACGTAGCCAGTCTCCTCGTAAAGTTTCTTCGGAGAAATATAATAATTTATACGTCCGTACTTAGAGTCCATGTCCTTGATCGATGTAATCTCTTTTCCGTTTCTCGTAGCGGTTCCGATAGGTAGCCATCCTTCAATGATTCCTGCCCGCACCCAGTTGGCATCTTTTCCGTAAATTTCGGCTACCTTCACAACAGGTACCGAGCCAATGCCAAATTCCATAATTTTCCAGCTCCTTCCAACTGCTATTTTAGCTTAGCTAGTACGATGTATTCTGTCGTACCGCGCTTTTGCAGTTAGTAAGTTAGCATAGAAACTTGTAACCCCCGTCCTGAACTTACAGAATTTGATGGCCAGACACAAGATGTAGTATTGATTTATTCGTATATCTATAGTAAAATATAACGCACAGAGGTGATATAATGCTTATAAAATGTCCCGAATGTGAACTACAAGTGAGTGACAAAGCGTTATCATGCCCTCACTGCGGATATCCACTAAAGCCTGAAGCACTAAAGCCCAGAAAACCTCGTCAAAACAAAAGGAAGCGCCTGCCCAATGGATTCGGCCAGATAACCGAACTCAAAGGGAGGGCACTTAGAAAACCATTCCGAGCCATGGTTACAGTTGGCAAGACCCCAGAGGGCCGTCCAATCTGCAAACTGCTAAAACCCGAAGCTTATTTTGAAACTTACAATGATGCTTATGCTGCACTACTCGAATACAACAAAAGTCCATTTGATTTTACGGAGCAAACGACTGTTAAAGAACTTTATCATGTATGGAGCAAAGAGTTCTATCCGACTTTAAAAACAACTGCGGCTTATGTTGCAGCGTGGCGGTATTGCGAATCGATTCATGATATGAAACTCTATGAGGTACGTCCTATTCATATAAAATACTGTATCGAAGAAGCAGTGATTACGGATCAGAACGGAACACATAAGGCTTCTGAAAACACAAGAGTAAAAATAAAAGGTCTCCTTCGGAAACTATTTGATAGGGCATTAGAGCTAGGATTACTCACATCTAGTCCTGTTACTCCGGTCAAAGTCGATAACAATCCAGAAGCTAAAACCCACCATATGTGTTTCACGAATGATGAAATGAAACTATTATGGGGTCACTATAAAGAATATAATCATGTTGATATGATTCTGATTCAATGCTATAGTGGATGGAGACCAAGAGAACTTGTAGCATTGAAACTCTCAGATATCGACTTAAAAAAGAGAGCTATGACTGGAGGAATGAAAACTAATTATGGCATTAACCGTACAGTCCCAATTCATCCTAGAATTTATCCTCTTATAAAGAACTATTATGACCGTGCAAAGGAAGTCGGCAGTGAATATCTGTTTAATCATGTGAATCAAGATCCTGCTAAAAATCGATATGTCCCGATGACATACAAGAGATTTTTCCTCACATATGATTTGGCAGTTAAAGAATTGCATCTTGATGAGCGGCATCGTCCGCATGATGGTCGAAAGCAATTCGTGACGATGGCAAAGAGGTACAACCTAGACGAATATGCTATCAAGAGACTCGTTGGCCATTCTATTGCAGACTTAACAGAACGAGTTTACACAGAAAGAGATTTTGAATGGTTGAGGGCTGAATTAGAAAAAATAAAATAGAATGTTATAGCCGCGAGGCCAATGTATGAATAGTGTAGGAGTGTCCTACTTTTTCATACACTTTATAGCTACTTACCACTATAACATTCTACGTTATGCCGCTAAATACTTCTAATTATGCCCCTCAGCACTTTTTCAAAACGGCATTGATGTGTCCCGCTATCAGGGCAGCATCAACTGGACCCAGGTGGCCGCCGCGGGTAAGCAGTTCGCCATCGTGCGGGTGGGGTCCAGCAACAGCGGCGGCTTGTACGTAGATCCGTACTTTTTGCAGAATGTCACCGGCGCCCACAGTGCCGGGCTGCGGGTGGGCGCCTACTACTACACCTATGCCCGCACCCGCGCTGCCGTTGCCAGCGAATTGACTGCCTTTTTAAATATGCTGGAGGGCATCAAGCTGGAGTACCCGGTGTTCGTGGATGTGGAGGACTCAAGCCTTACCAGCCTGGGCCGCGCTGAGCTGACCAGCCTGGTGCAGTACGCTATGGATATTTTGTATCAGCGCAAATGGTATGCCGGGTGGTACAGTTACACAAACTACATCAACAGCTATTTGAACGCGGGCGCACTGGTTGATTACCCGCTGTGGGTGGCGGACTACCGCGCCACGCTGGGTTACACCGGTGCCTACACGATGTGGCAGTACAGCGGCAGCGGCACGGTGAGCGGCATCAGCGGCGCGTGCGATCTAAATCGCAGCTACAAGGATTTTTTGCCTGAAATACAGGCTGGCGGCTACAACAACTACGGGGCCGCCAGCCCTTCGGTGCAAAAAGTGGATGGGTATAAGCTGGTGGTTTTCAACGTCCGGTGCGAATATTTTTACACATCCAACTTAAATGACGTGGTGGGCTACCTGCCCCTGGGCAACTACTGCGTCACCGGCCAGACCACCGCCAAATATGAGGGTTACGATTGGGTGACCTTTAAATATCAAGGCGAAGAATACTGGACCGCCCTGCTGGGCGATCGCAACCGCCTGGAAAAATGCGAATGTAATTGCAACTGACCCTTGAAAACTAGATTTTGTTGTGGTAAGATACAACTACAAGGTGTATTTCCATCTGTAAGATGTAGAAACGGTCATGAATCCAATTTGACAACCCACCACCATTTATGGTTTAATAAATTTATATGCCAAAATTCAGGCAACACCGCACAATTCAGGGGGAACCGCCGCATGGCAAAAAAACAACAGGAATACGGCAATGACAGCATCCGCCAGCTG